GATTCCTCTACGTCTCGTGGGCTCGGAGATGTGTATAAGAGACAGCCTTTAGTTCTTTAAGGTAGTCAGATATCTTGACCTCTAAGCCTGACCGATACCCATACTTACGTGCTGCTCTAAACTGCTTGAAGTTAGGCGGCATCGTATTCTTCTGCTAGTTTAATATAAGGAACTAACTTAGGTTCTTTAGCTTTGGACTTAACGGCTGGTAGTTCCTTCATTTCAGGCCAGCAGTCAAAGCGATATGAACAGAATGTGCAGTTCTTATTTAAAACAAGATTGCCAGTCTTCTCTTTGTACCATGTCTCTTCTTCAGGCTCAAAGCATCTTTCAAACTTGTTCTCTTTAAGTTTTGCAACTGTCTCTTCAACCTTTTCTATTTCCTTATCTACGTCCATCCACTTAGCTGGAACATATTTGAAGTCACCGTTGGCTTTGTTTACAACCCACCAGCCACCGACTTGCTTACCAGATGCTTTGGCATAACCTGCTAGTTGCGCAATGTAACCAAACCCATCACTTTCAGCAAGTGTTTCATATGAGTGAAACTTATTTGTGTATGACCAGTTTGATGCAGACTTGATATCATCAACTGCACCATTCATGACTATATCATACGTGCCTTTTATTTCATCATCCGACAGCTTTAGTGTAACACTATCGCTATCTTCATACTTGACACCAGCTTCTTTTAGTAAGCCCTTGAAGACAGCTTCAACGATGTCTCCAAGCATCATGTTCATTATGAATGTGGTAGGTAACGGTATTGCAGCCTCTGGTTTATTCTTCTCATACCATAGTTGGCAAGATGGTCTACCAATGTTTGACATACGTAACCTAAATTCACCACTCCGACCATCACTGCCAAACTGACGCTGAAGGGCATCCTTGATATCGGATGCCACTTGTTCAATCGTATCAGCAGAGATAGTTGTTTTTCCGGCTACTGCATCTTCCATATATTGATGCAACGCCAGTTCAGCAGGATGATTCATTATGCTACCTCTTCATCAATCTCAATATCAACAAGGTCATCAACCATATCAATATCTTCATCTTCCATCTTTGAGTTAGCCTTTTCAGACCAAGCATTGCTGATGTAAGAGTTATGATTATCTACCCACTCTACGAAGTTAGCAAACATATCATGTTCTGTGTCAGTCACAGACATAGTATTTGTAACATCAAGTGAGAATGAAGGTAGGTAGAACACACTACCGTTTGGCAACTTACGCTCTTGCGTAGTAGCTGTCACGTTGTGATACACTGGAAGACGTTTCATTTTTAACAGCTTGCCAAATACATCACCCATGCTTTTGAAAGCATCCCGGTTATCAATTTCCCAGATGAAAGGTGTTTCTTCTAATTGAACATCTTCACCTTTGTCATTGACAGGATTGATAAGTTCTACTGTACCAAACACTGCACGTACACGTTTGATTTCTTTAATCAGAGATTGCATCTTCTCTGGTAACGCTTTGAAATCCTTAATGTAACCAGCAGGTTTACCACAGTTAAAGCCACCATCATTATCCTTCAGGTCAACATCTAAATCATTATTCATTAGTGTTTTAATGAAACGATTAGGTGTCTTATCCGTACCCTTAACAAAACGCTTCAACATAAAACGCTGCATATAAGGGCGAATCTTCACTGAGTTAGCAAAGTAGCTAGGGCCATCTGGAATGTCTAAGCGATATGAACCACCCTCAACAACTTCCACGTTAGCCATCTTACCATTAACCTCAGTCTGACCCATGATAGGCACATGGCTAATACGCATACGAGCGAGAGTGCTAGAGTTACCACCTGAACTTGTTTCAGCTGATAGACCCATAGCTTTAGCCATAGCATCAAAGTTATTGGTATCAATGGTTGTTAGTTGTGTCATATATTTTCTCCTATTAAGTTTGAAAGTTTCATAGTTATATCAGGATACGTCCTTCGTGTCAAGCCAATTATCTCCTATTTTTGATTCTAGTAACAGTGGTACATTAAATGTAATGCCCCATCTAAGTGTGATTAAATCACTTAACTCCTTGTTTGTTTGGTGTATTATATCAATAACCTTCCTTTCTTCGTCAGGATGGACATCAATAACAATACTGTCGTGTACTGTATTTACTATACATGACTGCATATTGTCAAGTAGTTTTTCAATATGAAGCAAACAAAGTGGAACAATATCTGCTGTAGCAAATCCCTGCACCGGGTAGTTCTTTATTTGTGTAAAATGAGACACACGACCTGACGATTTACGAACAACATCTGGAAATGAATATTCTCTGCCTGACGGTATTGTTATCTTCTGTTTAGTAATAGCTTCTTTAGCCAGTTTACTATGCCAATCAGCAACACCAGTGTACTTCTCATTAAAGTGCGTATAGTACTTTGCTTCTGCTGGTGTCCTGCCATAGCCTGTTGCTCCATAGAGTGGCGCAAACGTATGCGCTTTTGCATCCTGTCTATTCGTAGGCTGACCAGCATCGGTAATAACTTTAGCGGTGTATGAGTGTACATCAAACCCAGTAGAAACTTCTTCAATTGCGACTCCATCTTGTGATAAAAATGCTGCGGCTCTGAACTCTAGCTGTGCCATGTCAGCCTCAAGTATCTTGCCACCTTTGAACCTTGATACAAACACCTTCTTAACAGGGAATGTACCGCCTCTTGGCATATTCTGCATATTAGGGTCAGCACCTGACAGTCTACCTGTTGCAGTTCTGTGCTGAAGTAATCTTACGTGCAGCTTGCCATCTGTCTTAGTGTGCGTAGCAATACCATCTACAAACGATGATAAGTATGTGTCAACGGCAGATAGCCTACGCACCTTAGATAAAAAGTCTACAGCAGCATCCATGCCCTTGCCACGAGCAGCACCCTCAAGTATCTCAAGGTTCTGCTTACTTGTACTGAACCCATTGGCACTTGCCCACTTAGCAGAAGGGGGCTTGAACTTCAACCCAGCCAGTTGGTCTGTATCCTTAAACAAGAAACCAACAGCGTCACAATGCTTACACTTACTTGGCTTTGCAAAGAGTGTGCCATCCTTCTTTACCTTGCGTATATAACCAGTGCCATGACAGTCTGAACATTGCTCTGCCACTGTTTTATATAAACGCTTTGTTCCAATGTTTATTGCTGAACGGAACTCTATATCGTCCATGTAGGGGTCAATGCGATTAGCCCACTCAGTCTTATCTAAGACCTTACGTCCATAGACTACCCAAGATAACTGCTCTGGACTGTTAAGATTGATAGGGCTATCACCCATAAGATTCCTAACGTGTACTTGTAACTCATCAATCAACTCCTTCTTTTCTGCCTCAAACTCTTTACGCACATCTTCTAGCTTCTCAGTATCAACCATGAACCCACGCTGATATATTCTAGCCAGTGACACTGCCATTTCATTTGTAAGAGTTACTGTACTCATCAAACCAGCATCTTCTACTGTATTCAAACGATACATAAGTTTATCAGACAACTGCTGTGTAGCATGAAGGTCAGCAGACAAGTATTCACATAATTCATTGTATGGAATAGTGCGTGTGCTATATCCCTGCTTGAAATAGTTCTTTAGTGTGTCTTGCTTCTTAGTGTCTAACTCATAGCGTTCCGCACAAGCCTCAAGAGACAGTGGCAGTTTCTGTCCACGCTGTAGCACATACTCTGCAAGCATGGTGTCAAAGACAGGGCCATTGTATGTAAAGCCTGACTCCCACAACCACAGCAAATCGTGTGCGGCATTGTGCATAATAAGAACAGTAGCATTGTCTAACCACTCCTGTACTAAGCTATGACCATTGGGTGTGGCTGGCACATCGTTGTGGTCAAAGGTAATAATACGTTCTTCATTTGTATCAGACAACATACCAACCATAGTCAGTGAGTTCTCTGGTTCAAATGGGTCAAGGTGTAACTTGTTATTTCTAGTTACTGTAGTATTTTCTACGTCAAGTGTTAATTTCATTCATTTTCTCCTTGTGTTTTTCAAGATACCTAACAGCGTTAATAACACTTGTCAAGTCATCTCTAAATCCACCAAGACCATCATTGCAGTGTTTGCAAATGTATCCACGAAATGTGTTTGTCTCATGGCAGTGGTCAAGCACCCATGTTCCTAATAGTTTTTGACCATACTTATTTACTTCATCAATGGTGCGTTGGCAGATTGGGCATTTGTAGTCAGGGTCTTGTGGATATAAGTTTTCTTTTCTTAAATCCGCAATCACCTTTCTGTGTCCTCTTTGACAGGAACGGCAGGTTCTCTTTATCTCTGCTTCCCCTGTCTTAGTGTATGACATCTGTTGAAAGTTTGTGACAGGCTGTCGTATATCACACTTTATACAAACAAGCCCATCCTCACAAACCTCTTGAACAATGTCAAACATTTCTATCTGAGACATTATGCTTCGTACCTTGCGGTCTTATACTCAAGTTCACAATGAACAACACCATGCCAGCCTGTCAGCTTGTTCTTAACAACATTCAGGTGACGTTGTGTATCTTCTTCGTCCTGACCATCAACAACAGGGTTCTTAGCAATCAGAACCATAAGGTCAGCTTCGGCAGCTTTACCTGTTCGTGAACCTTCCATCATGCTCTGGTTAAGTAACACCTTACCCTCTGCATCTGCTGATAGCTGAGACATATAGAACACTGCACACTCATGCTGTTTGGCAATCTGCCTTGCATGAATAGCATTAGCCTTCAGTGCCTCATCTGCTCTGGCAAAGCCACCTGTACGTGCAAACTTATCACCCATATCAAGAATGACAATATCAGGCTTGTATGATTTACAGATGCTTTCCACCCACGACATATCACGACCAGTGGCATCTTTAATCTTAATGCGTTCCTTCACTGGTGCATACAGGTCACGTGCCTTGCCGGGATTAGATTTAATTTCCTGCATGGTCATGCCCGTTGCGGCAGTAAGGTATCTAGCACCTACACGATGGTAGCCTTCCTCATTACACAGGATGATGCAGTTAGCACCCTGATGTGCAAAGCCACCCGGTGCTGCAATCAAACTGGCATGGAAGGAAGTCTTACCCGTATTAGGTCTTGCACCAATCTCAATAAGGTGTCCATCGTTAACACCCTCAACCTTGCGTGTCAGTGATGGAATATTGAATGTCCAACGTGCTTCAAGGTCATTGCGTGATAGTAGTGTCTCTATGTCAATGTCATCCCACTCCACGTTCAGGTTAGGCGTAAAGTCATCGGCATACTGCTCAAGCAATAGGCGTAATGGCTCAAGGCTAGACTGAGAACCATTGACATAATCAAAACCTAGATTAGCAACGTCTTCCCCAATAACCTGCTGGAATAGTTTAGACAGCACCTCTTGTGCAATGTCACTACCCATAGGCTGTTCTTTCTTAATCTGTGAAAACAAAGAACTGTATGCCTGTTTCTGTGCAGTCGTAAATGTAGGATTGTTAGACATCAACAATGCCTCAATCTCATCAGGCGTTACAGTGCGTTCGTACTTATCCATTGCACTATCAATGGCCTGTTTAATCTTACGTACATCCTTGCTGAATAGTCTGTCAGGACATCTTGCACCACGATGGTCATCGTAGAACGATTTATCCATTAGACTTCTTACGAGTGATAATTCCATAATTCTTCTCCTGTGTTTGTTAAGTTGGTCATATCCGTTGGGTTACGGTATTTGAGGTCATCTGTCAAGCGTAATACTTTTACTACATCTACATGACCACGTAATTCTTTGGCAAAGGCTAGTGTCTTTGGTAATGCATCGGGGTCTAGCGCAATTATTGCCGTTGAGAACTGTGCGAGATACCTCTTGTGTTCTTCTGATAATGACGTACCCAACACAGCTACCCCAACAAATACATCATCACCTACAACTGCGGCACTCACACAGTCCTCAACAACTACAGCCACCTTACCAGAACCATATACGTAAGGCAAGCTACTTTTTCCATATCTTTTCCATTTAGGTAATCTTTTTAGAAGAGACCTACCCGTAGCATCTACAATGACACCATCATGTCGTACAGGAAACACAATTCTATCTTCCTTTACATCATACATGAGACCATGTGTGTCAAAGTCAATATCCCACATATCACAGAAACGTCTAGCGTGTATAAAGTCACTACGTTCTACCACGTAAGGGGGTAACTCAAACTTCTCTACAGATTTACTACTTGTATGATTAAAAGTATCACGTATGTCATCTACAGATAGGTGTACTTTCTTTGAACCTTTAATGCCACAAGATACCTTGTAACAATTCCATACAAGAGAACCCATATTGTTTGTAACTGTGAATGTTTTATATCCATTACAGTTAGGACAATTTATTCTCTTTGTTTCTCCACTATGTAAGTCTAATTCACTTATAGTGTTATATATATTATACATTATACACTTTCCTTTGCGGCACTTACCATGCTTTTATCATGCTTTTTTCGCTCCGTCAATGCCCAATTTGCACTTTTTAATGTATTTTTTAGATAAGGTTTCACTGACTGTGGATTAGCGTGTCCTGTAACCGACATAATTTGTCCTATTCCGACTCCGGCCTCAACCATTTCTGTCGTACCAGTTCTACGTAGGTCAGATAATCTTAACTCACGTGATATGCCAGCACGTTCCATTAACTCACGACCAAATAACGGCAGCTTGTGTAATGTATATGGTCTGTACTCACCTTTAATTGGGTAAGGTCTAGGTGCAACGTAAGGTTGAAACCCGAAGTCTTCATTTTGTTGTACAAGCATTATAAATAAATCATCCTCAATGGGCAAGAATACTTCTGCTCTACGTTTGGACTGCTCAATGTGTACAGTTTTTTCCATAAAGTCTATTCTATCCCAAGTAAGCATACGCATATCACCTAAACGCTGACACCATTCATATGCCATGTGTGCAATAAGACCGATGTTACGGGTGCTAAAATCGCTGTAGGCTACGTCTAATAGCTTCTGGACATCTTCCCTACTCCAGATAGCCTTACGCCTCTCAGCGGCTCTCCTACGCACGTTAGCGAAGGGATTAGAGATACAGAGTTCTTCACGTAGGCCATGATTAAATACAATGCGTGTGGTAGACATAACATGATTAGCCATTGAGATACCTTTTTCACACCATTCATTGTATGCTGTCTTTGCCATTTTGGTTGTAATTTTATCTGCATTATACTGACAGAGGGATTTACCCTCTGCCTGTGTTTGTTTCATTACGTTCAGAAAGTATTTATATTGTGCTTTACTTTCATCTCGTAACTGTTTGTATTCATAGGAAGAAAAGTAATCTTCTATGATTTTAGATAGCTTCATTATGCCGCCACCAATTCTTTGAAAGCTGGTGTGTCAATCCACTGCGACACTTTGTGTTCACGCTGGAACATGGACACTGCTTGTGTGTCATTGCCTGTGTTACGAAGCTGAAAGCCGTTACGTTCATCAGCGTAGGTTGCATAGTTAGTGAAGGCACTGTAAAGAGCAAAGACATTGCGACCACGAGTGTTCACCTCTTGGTTATACAATGTGTACATCTTCTCAGCAGCTTTCTCTGACTTCATAATCTTTTCAAGCAACTCTTTGACATTGACATAGGATAGACCAATGTTTGCCCAATGCTGTAAGCGTTCTGACTGTGCATAGAATGACTGCTTGGACTCATTAAGGTCACGAATGAACCTATCCATGCTAAAGTTTGATGTATTCTTTCTGCGTATCTTGTCATGTTCACCACGAATCATGCCGTTTGTACAGAAGAAATCAATCGCACCGAAGAAAACCATGTTGGAACAGCTACCATCAATGCCATGCAATGCAATCACACGTTGTGCAATAGTAGTTTCGTGACTACTTGTCACAATTTTTGCTGTCACATTAGGTAATGTCATGTCCATCAATGCCCAAGCATTATTACGTGCATCTTTCCAGTTAATGTTCATACCGTTGCACTCATCCTCGCCAAGTGTCTCTGTCATTGTGTTGTGTACACCTGCAAAGAAATCACCGTGACTGGCACAGGTAAACCCATTACCAACGACACCGATATATTCGCCAGTGTCACCGTTGATGACATATTTCTTGTCTGCAACTTTGGTTGGCTCAAACTGAACGTCAAAGTTAAGGTTCTCAGGTAGCAGTTCCTCTGCTGTATATGTAAAATCTAATGGCATAGTTCATTTCCTTTCATAAAAGTTAACTGATGTTGTGTTATATCACTGTGTTACCATATATGCAACTACTAATATAACAATTTCTACTATAATTAATGTTTCCATTATTGTACTCCTTACTTAGCCAGTAAAGCCACCATAAAAATTATCATGCTGTAATACACAACAAATTCATACAGTGTCATTTATTTGACATCCATATTA